CTTCCGATCTAAAGGTACGCTACTGACCCCTATTTAACGTTTCCCAACGCACTTTTAACATTGTGCAACACTTTGTGGCACGCTTTTTGCTATGGGTCGCCCTTACCGTTTTTTAACATTTGGCGGCGCACTTTGGCACGGTTTTTGCTATGGCTCACTTTTAACAATTGTTACGAAAGTTTGGCACGGTTTTTGTTATGCGTGTGCGCCCGTGAAATTGTTTCACGTGGAACACTGCCACACCGATGCACAAAATAAAATGTTTCACGTGGAACACAATGTTAAATAATCATAAAAGAATAATTTAACACAAAATAACACGCCAACCGCTTGCGTATCGAAATAATTGCGTACATTTGCACCGTGTTAAACAATTAAATACTTATCAAAATGAAAACAACAGATTTAATTTACGAAAATCAAAAAGTGTTGAACGCCATGCAAAATTTGGTGCTGCAAAGTAAGAAACACATTGAGTTTTTGGCTGCAAATGCGCCCGAAATTCGTACCAACTTGGAAAGCGTTGCCGAAAGTATGCAGACGCTTGCCGATATGTTGGAAAATCAAATCGTATTTAACCGTGATACACGCATCAAGTTTGCGAAAGAGTGTGCCTGCAACAATCAAGCGTATGACTTTATAGCGGCTGAAAAACTTATCGGGCGTTTCAAAACCTTTTGCGAATGTTACCCCACAAACTTGTACATCGGTTTAACGGGCGTTGAAACATTGCGGGACAAATAACAATCAGCAAGCGAAAAGAAAAGGCGGTAACAATCAAGTTGCCGCCTTTCTTTTTGTCCTGCCTTGCAGTTACTCGATATAAACGCCGTCAGACAAAGCCGTGTATATCATTTCTTGTTCCTCTGTCAGCATTTCGGCGGTGTGGATAGGTGTTACATCATCGAACACATTAAACCCTCTGAAATCGCCTAAAATGCCCGTTTGTCGGTCGGTGTTCCTGCCCTCGCTTGCGCTCTCGTACCACTTGCAGTAAATGTAAGGTTCTAACCCGTAATATAACATTTCGTTCCAATCATCGCCGCCAACGGTTTTAACTTGGGTGCTTGGCGAAAGGTATATTATTTCGCTGCTTGGCTCTGTTTCCTCAACTTGGAACACAACGCCGTCACAACTCAAAAGCGCAACCCCGTTGCCCGTCACCACGTTTATAACGTACTGCAAAGCTATCGTTTTACCTGCATAATCATTATTGAGGTTTACAAAGCCTGCAAACGGCAAAAAGATTTGTATTTCGCTTTCGTAGTCGGTGTTATCCTCATTGTGCGCTGGTACTGCCGCCGTGCCGAAATCAAGCGTTATTTTGTCTTGCGCTGGTTGCTGGCACGCAACGCCCGTATTAAAGTTGCCGCATCGTATTACATCAGTGCTAAACGGCGTTATATCCGTGTAAATTCTTTTGATACGGTTAACATACTCGCCCAAATCCACATTTTCGCCGCCGTCCGTGAAATAACGCTTTGCGGCAAATTCTTTCAGATTATCAAGCGTTACAAGATACACGTTAATAGAGCCGTATTGTTTGCCCACTACCTCAACGGGAAAACACTCGCCCACTATATTAACCCGACTATAATTGCCGCTATTTTCAAGCTGGTACGAAATTGTAGCCTTTTTCTTGTCGCCCGAAATCGTAAACGGGGTTTTAATTTCCCGTCCGCCTACCCTTGTCTTTACGCTTAAATAGGTGGTTCCGTCCGTGTGAAATTCGGTGTTTGGGTTTGCATCAAGTTCCACCGTTATAAGGCTGTCAAAATCCACATAATCGGGTAACGGTTTTTTGCTTGTGCAATTCGTTAGCGACTTTGTAAGCGGCAAAGTACGTATATATGTCCCCGTAACCGTAACCGAATAATCGCCGCCCAAATCAGTAATAACGGCGGTTGCCTTCAATCGTGTTGGCGTGCCTTCTACCTGCATATCTTGCGTTGTCGGCTCGCCGCCCGTGTTGGTGTAATGTACTTTCGGGTTATCAAGTCTTGCACTAACAGAAGACGTTGGTTTTACGGTTATGGTGAGCGTTTTGCCGTCCCACACGTGGCTTTCCTCTGTGCCAGCTATGTTGTTAGTAACCGTTGGCGTAATGGTTTCGGGTATTTCCACTACATCGCCACTAATAACAACGGGCGTGTTAACATCTAAGTCGGTTATGTTGTTTGTTACGGTCGGTTCGGTGTCATTTTCGTTGCCTTTTAATGTTACCATAATAATGCCGCCCGTTTCATTCAGTAAGCCCGTATTTGCAAACGGCACTTTATCGAAATTCGGGGTGCGCTTGTAAACCGTTTCACGGTTTGAAATATACGGGTCGGGGTTGTCGCTTTCAGATACACGCCCCGTTGCCGCCAGAATCTCGCTTTCGTAGGTTTTAAGCACGTCCACACGCAAACTTAACTCGTAGGCGTTGTTTCCCTCAAAACTTACCCTATCCACGAAATAATAACGCCCCAAACTTGGTATGTAGCAATAATTGAAAGTCGGTCGGGGTTGCTTTCGTAGTGTAACGGTCGGGCGCAACACATCGAAAGTTTGCCGCAAATCTCCCTCAATCGCTGTAAAGTCGCCCAACTGCTTGTTTACCGTGTTCGGGTGTCCGTTGTATGAATAAAAGTTTATCGTTGTCATATCTGCAAAGAAAAAAGGCGGTGCGGTGCGCTTTCACCTGCACCCACACCGCCAAAGTTAAACAATCTAATACCTATTGAGTTACTCAATAAAGAATACTACAAAGTTTTCGTTTGTATCGTTGAAATACCCTGCATCAAACTTGTAATAGTTGTTGAAAAACTCTGCCTTTGCGTTGTAATTGGTCGTTACCCGTCTGTCAAGATTGCAAACGCCCAACGCATCACGGTCGAACATCACGCCCAACACGCCCGAAATTTCAACTGCTTTGCCGCCGCTTTCCTTGATATTAATGTTACCCGTGCTGGCAAACTCGTAGTTCTTGCCGCTGCCCTGCCAAAAAGGTACGGTTTCGGCTTGCGGCAAAAGCACATCGCCACGGTTGAAAGTGTCGGAATAAAGATAGGTTTGCGCTGCCTTTGCAAAGTCTGACAAAAGTACAACGTGTAACATATCTTTCGGGGTAAAGCGTTCCTTTTTACCCACATTGAACACGGTCGAAATGCTTTGCAGACGGTCGGCGTAAGTTCCCATTACGTAAGACGCAAAGCGGATAAAATCGGGGTCTGTTATCGCCTTTGCAGCCGTAAGCGGTGTTTCTGCCCCTGTCTTGTCGTTGTACAACTTCAAAAGGTTTACGCATCTTGCAGTGCTTGCGCTGGAAAGGTTTGCCCCTGTCATATCACCTGCCGCCGTTGCTCCAAACGCAACCGCATCAGCCAACACGGTTTCCGCAATCATATTGTTAATAGTGCGCATAATCAACGCATCGGCTTTGATAGTCATTGACTTTTCAACGGCTGCATAAATCATCGAAATAAAGCCGTTAAGTTGTGCGGCGTTGCTGAAACTTTCCTTAACCTGCCTTTCGGTGATTGATACGGGTACTTCAAACGTAACCTTTGAGTTGAAAAACTTTGCGGTAACGGTCGGTTTGTGGAAAACATCTTGGTCATAACTATGACCGTCTGTCAAGTTCCACGTATCGTTTTCCTCGGCTTCGGGTACATCGGCACTTATTTTTTCCAACACGCTGCCAAACTCCCATGCATCCATAAGTACGGACGGCACTTTGCCCGCATAAGGTCGGTTTACGAAAATCACCTTGCCGATATGGTTTACAAGTGATTTAACGTAATTATCAACTGCATTTTGGTTAAACACTTCCGTACCTAAATCTACAATTCCCGTAAGGTCTTCGGTGACAATATCAGTACGCCCCAACACTTCACCCGATACACTGTTAATAAGCGTGTAAATCTGTTTTACTTCCATATTGCTAAAAATTAAAATTAGTTATTCGTAAATACTCGTTGTTATCTCTCCTACAAGCGCAAAGATAATATTTTTTCGCCAATTATCACGCCTTAATTGCAATTCTTTTGCAATTTCGGTTGAAATTGATTTGCTTGCGCCCGTTCCTTTGCTCGTTTCGGTCGTTTTGCGGCTCTCTGTGCGGTTTCTTTCATCGGCGGCGGTCTTTCGGTCGCTGTCTGAAAAATCCGTGTCGTTAAAAGCCTTGTTTGCGCCCGTTTCGGTGTTGTCCGTGCTTTCCTGCAAAGTTACGGTTTCCGTCCGTTCAACTTGCCCCGTTACGGGTGTAAGTACATCGTAATCGGCTAACATCGCCGCCGCTTCACGTTCCCAGCCTTGCACGTTTACCGCAATCACCGCCGAAACAACATCGCTTGCGTTGTCGCTGGTTATGCTGTTTACAACGGTCTTGCCGCCGTACATCAGTAAGGCGTAAGCGTCTAACTTTTCGGGTACGGTATCGCCGAAAATTGCGGCGTACTCGGTCGGGTATTCAGTTTTGAAAACGGTTGCGAATATCCCGTTACCCGATATAAATAGTTCGCTGTATTTCATTGCTTATCGTCTTTGTTTTCTTCTGTTTCTTCTGTTTCCTCTGTTTCCTCTGTTTCGGTATCGTTACCGTCCGTTTCCGTTTCCGTTTCTTTCGTTTCTTCTGTTTCCTCTGTTTCGGTATCGTTCCCGTCTGTTTCCGTTCCGTTTCCGTCTGTTTCGGTGCTTTCCTCTGTCGGGTCGGGTTCGTCTGTCGGGTCGGGGTTTTCCTTTGCCGTTTCCAAATCAGCCGCCAAAGCGTTGTAATTATCCCTTTCCAGACCCCAACTGCTTGCAAGTTTAACCGAAATTTCGGTGTCAAACATTGCGTTAATCTTTTCAACTGCATTTTGTCTTTCTTTTAGCATATTATCCACATACGGCAAAAGTACATCTACATTCATGCTAACCTCGCCCAAATTAAGGCGTTCCCGTTTCATGTTGTAGTTTGCATTTAGTCCCAACTCATTGTACATACTTGCCTTGTAGTATTGTATCAGTTCAATAAGTTGTGTAATGTACACGCTGTTTGTGGTCGGGGCTGTCTGCATATTTACGCCCTTGAAAAAAGCGTTTTCCCCGATAATAGAAAAATCGCCGTCTTGTATCTTGCGCAAAAACTCATCGGCACTCTGTTTCGTCTTGTCATCGCTGGCACTTATCAGCATTGTAATACGGGTTAAGATGCTTGCAGTGTTCAACGAAATAAGCCCGTCAGTATGCAAAACCGCATAACGCCCAATCAGCGGCAAAAGGCTTTCGCCGTTGCTGTCATTCTCAATCAAAACCCCGTCTTTCTGTATCTCGTAGGTCTTGCTTAACTTTAATGCGGGGTTCGCCACGGTGTAAAGCGTTGCCCGTCCGTAAACATCGGGTTCGCCGCCTTTGCCGCCCGAAAGCGCATACAAAACCCCGTCCACGCTGGTAACAAAGGCGTTGCCCGTGGTCTGCAAAAGCCGCTCCAATTCCTTTTGCGGTATGCTGTCGGGCAAACCCTCATACTCAAACATACTTTGAGTTTTCGCCAACGTGTTCGCAATAAATTCGGTTACGGCGGTGTCCTTGTCCCGTATTTGTTGCTGGTACAACTTGTAAATGTTATCTTTCCTTGTCATCTGTCAAAACTTTAATAAGCGTTGTTAATTCGGCTAACACTTTCGTATTTTCCGCAATCGTATCTTTTAGGTGTTCCGTTTCTTCTTGGTGCGACTGCCTTTGTTTCACCATATACCAAAACAACGCTCCGCACATCACAATCGGAAAACCCAAACTTGAAATGATTTGAATAATAGTATTTGCGTCCATATCGTTATTATTTAGTTACTACTTGCAAAGATAACCATTTATTTCGTGAAACGGTCGGTTCGGCACGAAATTTGCACCAAACCGCCCGTAATTTTCATTTCAACGAAACTATGTTTGTCTTTGCGCTCGTAATTAAATAATTGCGCACAATTTCGCCTATTTCGTTATCTTGGTAGAAAACTTTGTCTATTGCAAAAAACCGTGCGACTTGTTGTTCAACATAACTTGCCGTACTCAACAACTTGCGTTTGTAGTTCGGTTTGCCGTTCATTTCAAGCGAATAAATCAAAGCGTTTTCCTCATCTTTTATCGGGGTTGTTTTGGCGTGTATGTACGTGAAACATTCGTTACCCACTTGGATAATGTTACCCTGCAAAACAACATCGTTAAACTTGATATAGTACACAAACAACACATCTTGCGGCTTGTACTTGCACGGCAAATGCGGATAAACGGCAAGTTCCCACTTACCGCCCGTTATCATCTGCAAGTTTTGATTATCGAAACAAAAGTATTTGTTGCTGGCTTTGTGTTGTACTATCGTGCTGCAATACTCAACCGCCACTATTGCGCCGTGTTCGCCAAAGCGGTATATATCTATCGTTCCCTGCTCCATAAACGGCACTTGCTTCAAACCCATTTCGGTAAAGTACGGGCAAAACTTGTTTACGGTGTTACCCAACATAAAAACCTTAACATCGTTGCGCTGGCGTATTATCGTACTCAAAAGGTTCATAAACAACATAAACTCATCGGGCAAATAATACCGCCGTGTCAAAAACTCATCAAAGACTATCGTTGTAACATTCGGATAACTGCTGCTTTTTTCGTGTTCTTGCTCTGAAAGGCAAAACCCGTAACAAAACGGGGTCGGGTCGGGTGTCCGCTTGTTTTTCTCTGCATCGTAGTAAGATAAAAACCACTTGTTAGACATATAGAACACTTCATTGAATTTGCCCTCTGTCAGTTCCTCAATAAGCCCGTTAGCCACGTGATTTGCAAACAGACTTTCGGCACGTTT